AGTTGAGGACTCGGTCACGAGGTCAACGGACTATACGCGTGATATAAAGAACGATCTCAAGAAGGATGTTGCTCGTCTGGAGAAGAGCGTCGATGCAGCGGAACGACGCACGAAGGATACTGCGGACGGTGTCAGGACCACTTTGGACCAGAACGAGAACAAGGTCCGGAGCATGGTGACCAAGGCCGAGGACCGGTTCGATACGAGGCGTGAGCAACTCCGGAACGACATGACTTCTCTCGAAGAGCGCATGAAGAAGCAAATGAGCGATCTGGAAAAGGCAACCAGCGACAATATCCGGAAGGCTCTCGAGAACCCGTTGGCGAGGATGAAGTAAAGATGTTTCATCCCTCCTTCTGGTTCATTTTGACAGTGATTCTGATCACATGGCCGTTTGCTGTGAGAGGACAGCCGTTTTGCATGAAGCATTCGGATTTCGTTGCAAACGTAGCAGAAGAATACCAGGAGACGTTGGTCGGTTTTGGTCTCCTGAGTGACAACAAGATCTTTGAAGTGTTTGCGTCTCCCGAAGGGGCGACATTTACGATTGTTTTCACGACACCTGAAGGTCTTACATGTCCCATCGGAGCGGGCCAAGGCTGGCGGAATGTTTTTGTGCCGCCCAAAGGTATGAAAACCGTCCACCCAGGATGAGATGATGGCCCAGAAGAAGCTGCAAAAGGACAGTCGACTTAATGAGTTGGATATTGATAAGGACGGCGTTGTGTCGGATTCCGAGCTTGCCTTAGGGGATGCCCTGGATCGGCATGAGAAGTCTGATGCCCAGCGACGAATGGCATGGGTGTCAATGATATCCATGATCGTCTTTACCGCAGCGGTATTCCTGCCGATTTTCCCGGACGGTCGGATAAAAGCTCTTTCAGATCTATTCGGTCTGTTTTACATCGGCCAAGCTGGTGTGGTAGGAGCCTATATGGGAATGACGGCATATATGGCTAAAGGAAAATGACCTGATGGATGGGATCCTTCTTGCGGAACATCTTCTCAAGTCCATTCGAGAGCGGCGTGAACGTATCACGGAGAGGATGGCGGGAGGCACTGTAAGAGTCTGGGATGAGTACAAGCAACTGGTTGGCAACATTGAATCTTTGGACTATATAGAGCAGGAGTTAAGAGAAATCTTGGAAAAGGCAGATTGATGATGGAGAAATCTGAGGTCGTTAATAGCGGCAGTCCGGTATCCTTTGATAAGGCATATGTCAAGGTAGAGGACCGGGTTCTTGATCCAACCAAACTGGAGACAGGCTCTTTTGAACGCCTTCCTTTTCCTACAGGATGGCGTTTGTTGATTCTTCCATATAGAGGTCGTGGAAAAACAGAGGGGGGCGTCCTTTTACCGGATGCTGTTATTGACCGGGAATCTGTCGCTACCGTTTGTGGCTACGTTCTGAAGACGGGGCCACTAGCTTACAAGGATGCCGAGAAGTTTCCCGAGGGACCCTGGTGCAAGGAGAAGGACTGGGTGATCTTCGGAAGATATGCGGGCGCTCGTTTCAGGATAGACGGCGGCGAGGTTCGTATCTTGAATGACGACGAGGTCATAGCCGTTATACAGGATCCTGAAGATATCCTGCACTTCTAACATGGAGATGTCCCATGCCAAGCCCTGATCAAGACGAGCTTGTTGTAGATCTGCCTTCTGACGGTAACGACGTTACCGTAGAGATAGGTCCTTCGGCGGTTGAATCTGCTGAAGCAATTCTAGATTCGAATGATACCGAACACGAAGTGTACAGTAAGAAGGTACAGCGTCGAATTGATTCGTTAACCAAGAAGGCACGGGAAGCCGAGAGGCAGCAGGAAGCTGCTCTCCATTATGCGCAAAGTATTAAGGTCGAGAACGCCCAGCTAAAAGGTCGCGTTCAGGATCTGGACCAAGGCTACGTCAACGAGTACGGCGACCGCGTTGCAACGCAGACGGAATCTTTGGAGAAGGATCTTGAGAGTGCCATAGCGACCAATGACACGGCAGCGCAGGTGGAAACCCAGAAAAAGCTTGCGCAGCTTGCTATTGAAGAGGAGCGCGTCAAAGCAGCAAAGCAACAGCAGGCACAATGGCAACAGCAAGTCGCAGCGCAACAACAGGCAGCGCAACAGCGAGCCATGCAGCAACCTCCAAGACAACAGGTTCCTGCAAGGGCAGATCCGAAAGCGGAGGACTGGGCTTCAAGGAACGAATGGTTTGGTGATGACGATGCAATGACTTTTGCAGCGTTTGGAATTCACAAGAATCTTGTCGAGGATGAGGGGTTTGACACGGAGTCCCCCGCATACTATGATGAACTTGACAAAAGAATACGGGAAGCGTTCCCGCACCGGTTTGGCGGCGGGGCCACTGTTTCCGTATCAGAAGGACGCCGACCACAGCAGTCGGTTGCCTCTGCCACACGCTCCAGCAATACTGGGCGCAAAACAGTAAGATTATCTCCAAGCGAGGTTGCGATAGCGAACAAGCTTGGTGTTCCTCTGGATGAGTACGCGAAACACAAACGGTAGGGGCCGCTAAATGGAAAACGAAACTGTTGATCGGGCTCCCCGCACGTCCAAGACACGTGACGCGAAACCGCGTCGGAAACCTTGGGCACCCCCGTCTTTACTAGACGCACCTGCACCCCCTGAAGGATTTGTCCACCGTTGGATACGTGCCGAGGTCAGGGGCTTCGATGACCGGAAGAATGTTTCTGCCCGTATGAGAGAGGGGTGGGAGCTGGTTCGGAAAGAGGAGTATCCCGATTTTGAAGCGCCGACTGTTGACGGTGGACGTTACGAAGGTGTCTTTGGTGTAGGAGGATTGTTGCTGGCTCGAATTCCAGTAGAAATCGTGGAAGAACGAAGCGACTACTTCAATCGGATGAAGTCTGATGCAATGGAGGCAGTCGATAACGATCTTCTGAAGGAGACCCAGCATCATTCGATGGCGATTCAGAAACCGGAGCGTCAATCGCGTGTGACATTCGGAGGCCCTAAACAAACATAGGGCTTATTGTTAGCAACCCTTTTGCTTTTGAGGAGCACTGGAAATGGCGAATACCAATGGAGCTTGGGGGCTTCGACCTGTCGGGAAGATGGGTCAAAACTCCAACTCCACGGGTGTTTCAGGCTATACCTTCTACGAAATTGCCAATGGCAACAGCAATGTCATCTATCAAGGTACCCCGGTTATTCCGCTTTCGACGGGATATATCGATGTCGTGGGTGCGGCGGCAGGTGGCACCGTTGGGCTATTAGGCTCTTTTCAAGGTTGCAGGTATGTCTCAAGCACCACGGGGAAACCCACGTGGAGTATGTACTGGCCTGGGTCGGGAGCGGATAGCAACCATCCCGTAAGGGCTTTTGTCGCGGATGATCCGATGCAGATCTTTGTCGTTGCAACGGACGCCTCGTGGACGAGTAAGGCAACAGCACGGGCCGCTGTTTTTGCGAACGTGAACTTCTCTAGCGGAACAAGCGGGAGCACGACAACGGGTCAGTCTTCAGGTGCTTTGGCTATCAGTACCATCGCTACCACGAATACGCTTAATATGCGCATTCTTGGTTGGGAAGAAGATGCCATGAACCAAGACTTTTCTGCTGCTGGTATCCCTGCTTTGGTCAGGTTGAACAACCACTACAATAGCGCTAATGGTGCTATTGCTGGTGGTACTGTTTCAACCACTGGCGTATAGGAGGGTTGAGAAATGGCTATTAGCAGAGCACAACTTGTCAAAGAGTTGGAACCCGGCCTGAACGCGTTATTCGGAATGGAATATGATCGCTACGATCGTGAGCACGAGAAGATCTTCTCCATGGAGAGTTCAGATCGTGCCTTCGAAGAAGAGGTCATGCTATCCGGTTTCGGAAGCGCACCCACCAAGTCTGAAGGCTCGGCGGTATCGTTTGACGATGCCCAAGAGGTGTACACGGCTCGTTACACGATGGAGACAATCGCGTTGGCTTTCTCCATCACTGAAGAGGCTATTGAGGATAACCTTTATGACCGGCTTGCAGGCCGGTACACGAAGGCCCTTGCACGTAGCATGAGCCAGACGAAGCAGGTTAAGGCCGCTGCGGTTCTTAACAACGCTTTCGACAGCACGTACACCGGAGGGGATGGGCTTGAGCTATGTTCAACGGCTCATACCCTTGCAAACGGCAACACCTTCCGTAACGAGCTTTCGACGGCGGCGGATCTCAATGAGACCAGTCTTGA